CTGTTCCACGAGTTTGGTCATACGCTGCACGGTCTGTTTGCCAGCCAGCGCTACGCCTCCCTCTCCGGCACCAATACGCCGCGTGATTTTGTCGAGTTCCCATCGCAAATCAACGAGCACTGGGCGAGCCATCCGCAGGTGTTTGCCCACTATGCCCGCCACTATCAGACCGGAGAGCCGATGCCGGAGGCGCTGCGCGATAAAATGCTTAACGCGACGCAGTTTAATAAAGGTTATGACATGACCGAGCTGCTTAGCGCTGCGCTGCTGGATATGAACTGGCACGGCATCAGCGAACCCGTGGACGATGTTGACACCTTTGAAGCGGCAGCACTGCACAAAGAGGGGCTGGATCTGCCCGCCGTTCCACCGCGCTATCGCAGCAGCTACTTCGCCCATATCTTCGGCGGCGGCTATGCGGCGGGGTATTACGCCTACCTGTGGACCCAGATGCTGGCAGACGATGGCTATCAGTGGTTTGTCGAGCAGGGTGGTTTGACCCGCGAAAACGGACAGAAATTCCGCGAGGCCATTTTGTCGCGCGGGAATAGTACTGATTTAGCTGAACTTTACCGGAACTGGCGCGGCCATGATCCGAAGATCGAACCGATGCTGGATAACCGCGGGTTGAGTTCGTAAGGGCTTTTTCAGGCTGGAAGCAGAACCGGGCGCGGTGCCCGGATTTTGCCCGATTTTTTCTTCCCCAAAACTCCTCCAAAATTCCTCCCCAAAATGAATTCTTAAATTCTGCGAAATTTGCAGGGGGATACGGTCCAATTATTGACGTAGCTACACCTTAACTTTCACCCATTCGAGACCGCGATCGTTATGATACTGCGCTGTCATCCTGTCTGATGAGTGACCTAGTAGCTGCTGGGTATTAATGCCTTGCCCCTCATACAGACGCTCCGATAGAGAACGCTGCTCGTGAAAAGTCGGCATTGTTTTTCCATCCTCTACGGAAATGCCAGTACTATCGACCGCGAGTTTGAAGGAGATGCTAAGGCTGTTCTCGCCAACCTGATCGCCTGCTTTCACATTACCGCTTGAGGTCACGTGATGGAGAAGCCAGGGGCTTACGACCCGATCCCTGCATCGCTTGATCACCTGCGCCAGTGTAATATCCAACATCTCGCAGCGTAGCGAGAGCGGTATAGCCAGTTTCGCTCCGGTCTTTTGCTGCTCAACGTGGAGATGACCGTCCCAGACATCAGAGAACTTCATTTTGGCGATATCGCCGCGCCGTTGCCCTGTGACAACTGCCAGAAGCATGGAGTTTTGGACGTAGGGTGCCATATTGGAGGCAGCTTCAAATATCGACTTCCACATTTCAAGGTTCAGTCGCGAACGACTTACCCGGACAACGACTTTTCTTGTGGCTAGCGCCGGGTTATATCCCGGCTCAACTTCGCCTGCGTGCTGCGCCTCTTTGAATAGGTCAATCCAGACGCTGCGGAGCGTTTGCGCCATTCGTGCTTTGCCTCTGGCTTTATATTCGTCTGTAATGGCTGCCAGCATTTTGGTGGTGACTTCCTGAATGCCAACATCAGGCATCCTTTCAACCAGTACGTTTGTGCATGTCCTTCTTGATTTAAGCGTATTAATTTTTATCTCTTTATTGCTGAGTCGCTCCTCCTGAATTTTCAGATACCGTTCAATCCATAGGCGCATCCGCATCGATTTCTTGGAATTAACTTTCTTATGGCTGACCATATCTATCAGGGCAAACGACTGGGCAACTTCCTGCTGCGCAAGCAGACGATTCAATTCAGAGGCGGCCAGTCTGGCCGCCTCTTGATCGGTACCAAAACCGATAAACTGACCGGTTAAAGGGTGCCGATATTGCCAGTAGGTTTTGCTGTTACGCTTATCAAGCTTGCAGTAGAGATTTGGGATATCAACCCTGTGATTACGTGGTCTGGCTGCCATTAATTACTCTCTCCATAAGCGTCTTAACCGCTTTCGGCATGCGTGGTGGTAGAGCCGGCGATGCGAGCATACCAATGAATTTGGCCTCTTCATCGATAACCCACCGACGACCTTGTTTCAGCGCCCTTGGGATCGTTTGTCCTGTTTTAGCAATCTTGTGCAGCGCCGCTCTGGATGGTGGTTGCTTGAAGCCGTTTGGACCGGAAGCCCAATCCTCCAAGCTAACGAGCTGTCCCATGAAAACCTCCAGTTTGATAAATATGAGCTCTCAAAGTTATGTAGTGTGATATTTCAATATCAGGTAACCTGCCCAGGTAAGGATCGCAGTCGGCGCATGCCGGTCATTGCTGTGGCCACATAGCTTGCCTTGCAGTTGATCACTTCAACCCAGACCTTCACGCCTTCCACTCTGACCGTATAGGTCTCTTTCATTTTGCTGCGCCCATAGTCACCATATCTTTGCTGGTGGGCTGCGAGTGCGATTTCACATGCCTGGCGAGCCAAAGGGGATTGCTTACTGCCTCGATTAATCAGTCGCATTTCTTCTCCTTGAAGGAGGGTTTCCCCTCCCGATCTCGTTAGTCCACGTATTCCGGTTTCATATCCGCCAGGGTGATGCTGAACTGACCATGCAGTTCGTCGCCCAGATGGCGTTTCGACGATGCAAGAACGCGCTCAACCTCTGCGAACCGAGCAGCTGCATCTGGATCATCTGAAGGTGGCAAGGAATTGATGGCTGCTTCGACTTTGTTACGAGCATCAACCAGGTAATAACGCTTCACGGCCTTGTTTTTCAGCTCAGTGAACAGGGCAGAACCCAGCGTTGCTTTCACGGTTTCAATATCTGCGCGCAGAGCCTTAGCGCTATCCACATCCTGAGCCGCCTCGATGCGGTCTCGGAAATCATCAGCAAGGGCGTCGATGTTTTGACTAGATTCCTGAGCAGTTTGAGTAGTGGTGACGTTGTCACCTGAAATGTCTGCAAGACTTACGTGCTGCGCCGGTGCGGGGTTTACCTCTCGTTCTTCACGGCGATCATCAAGCTCATCCGGGGTGTAAACGCCCAGAATCACATCCGGGCAGAACAGTCTCGCCCAGCGTTTGACGGCCAGGTACGCCAGCTGTTGGCGTGGGTCGTCAGCCCACAGGGTAGAGTTTCGGGTACGGGCCTGAGCCAACAGTAAATCCAGTTCTCTGGGCTGATCTTCACCTTTAAGCGTTGCGCGGATAATGATGCCAATCCCGGCTTCGTCAGCCAGGGTCCAGCCCGGAACGCGATACTCGCCTTTGTCGCCTTTACGGATATGAAATTTTCCAACGACCTTTTCCCATGGCCCGTACCATTCATATTCAAAGCGACTGGCCAGCACGCCGCTGCGTGAAATGACGGCATTAACTAGCTGCGCTTCATACCCGAGCACTCCGTTAATCAGGTGCGTCTTCTGCGCCACGGCAAAGGGATTCATCTGCCACTGTGCCGCTTGCATCGCTACAGCCATGCAGTCGGCCTGATTACCCTGCAGGTGTTTAGGAACTGTGGCAGTACCTTGCGCCATGATCTGCGCGAATGTGCTGATGGCATTCAGATACTGGGAATCGAACAGAGCCACGTTGGAGTTAATAACGGTGTTCTGGTCAGCAACGGTAACGTTAGTGTTATGCATAAATCCCCCTTAAGCCTGAGCGCGCAGCGCTTCGAGGCGGCGCAGGTCGAAGTCGTTCAGTTCATCGGTGTAATCGGTAGTGATCGGCGCTGGCCATTCGCCCGTGTCGAATCCGGTTGCGATGGCGCGCATCGTTTTACGGTACTCGAGCATGCCCAGTTCAAGCAGTTCGGTGGACGCCTCGATGATGGCGATCCAGTGGTAGTTCTCGTCTTTGTTGACGAAAATCCAGAAGAACTGATCCAGCGCCGCGGTCTCGCAATACATAGCCGCACTGAGGTGGTAGTCCCGATCAATGATTTCCCGGTGCAGCCTGGCGCGCAGGCTTTCCTGCTTCACATTCCACATGCTGATGGTTTTCAGGTCAGCACCGATGCGCACGCCGTCCAGTTCAATCTCGAGGTCAGGGCGTACACGCACTTCTAATCCGGTTTCGTCGTCGAAACCGAAATAGCTCACTTCAACGGCGCGGCTTGGATGTGTCAGCAGCATGCCTGCGGTCGGGTGCGCCAAGAGAGCAGATTGAATTGCTCGCGCTGTGGCCAACTGCTGGCGGGTAACCAGAATTTTTTCACCAGGGTTGTCGCGCCAGGCATCCAGCAGTTCGTCGGCGAATATGGCATCGGGCTTAACCGACTTAACTGCTTGGATCATGTCTGCTTTGGTGCCGGACACTTTCAGCGGCGTCGGTTTCTGCGCTTCCTGTGCGACCAGATCAGGATTGATGATCGCTAATTGCTCGAGTAGCGCATCACGGCTGCCGCTGGTTTTAACCGGCGTCTGCAGAGTGGCGTTGTACTCTTTGATGCACGCTTTCATTGCCGTTGCCGTTTGCTTCTGGCCTTCTTCAATACGCTGGTACTCAGCAGGAAGAGCCATATAGTTTTGAGCCGTTTCTTCCAGGCTAGCGCCAGGCGGCACTGGAGCGGGAAGGGCTGCGTTGTGTTCTTCAAGCAACGCTTTAATCTCGTCAGCGCTCAGCAGTGCCGGCAGGCTGGCGTTGTACCCGTCGATGAACTCACGCAGAGTAGCGGTGGTCGTAAACGCATCTTCAGGGATCTCTGGTTCTACGCTGAACTCTGCTTCGAGGTTTTCCGGCTGCAATGCAAGGGCGTGCACCAGGTTTCCCATGTCCAGCACTTTGGATGCTGTGCGCGGGATGGTTTTAGCCACATGGCGCGCATTGAAGTACATCAGGCTAACCCGTGCATCTTTCACCTGGGTTGAGCTTATGCCGTTCGCAGCGTGATAAACGTCATTCGGCAGACCTTCATAGCGTCCAGGCTCGAAGTAGGTCGGGTATTCAATTACTGGCTCTAATGACTGCTCTTCCGGTGCTATGGAATCTGCCTGCGAATTAGCTGCATCAATGCTTTCGCCCGGTGGTACCGAACCAACATCTTCGTCTTTCTCTGGCTTAGCCGTTTCCATCAGCACATCGTTGGTGGTCTCCGTTGTGTTTTCCGTTTTTTCGACTTCATTTGAGGAGGTATTGACGACCGGTTCGGTATTTCCATCCACCAGGCCATCGATGGAGAACACGCCGCTACCAAGGCTTGCGACCTGTGGCTGGCTTGGAGTGCTTAGTTCTTCCACTGTGGAATGACGAACCGTGCGGGAATCTTCACTCCATTCTGGATAGCCTTTTGAGCGCTCACCGTTTTCATAGATGCCGTTTGCCGTGAACCACTCGCGCACCTGGCAACGCAGTTCGGTTGTGCTTTCTTCCCCAGACCATGAAATGGCACGGGTTACGCCGAAAATACTGTTTGCGTCGTAGTCGAGGATGTCGGTAGTTTTACCAAGAACCTTGAGCGCTTTGGTGTGCGACTCATCTTTTTTGTCAGCGAGTTCTTTGGCGGCCAGGAGTTGCGTACGGTTGATTTGTCCAGGTACTGCATCTGGGTACAGCTGAGCAATCGCGATCTCAATGCTCAGGTTCGCCATGTTCTGGGCAACAGCTCGTTTATAGGATTGTGTAGTTTCTGGCTTTGCTGGTTCTAAAGGTGCAGGAGCGCCTACTTCTGAAATGCGATTACCATCCGCCCATTCGCGCACCAGAGTGCCGCGGTCGATGTAATCAGTCGCAGCCCAAATTCTGGTGAATCGGAGAACCAAAGCGAGTTCGTGACGCTTCTCCTGGCTGAACACCTTGCGAATGGCGTCGGTGTAGCGCCACAGGTCTTTGGTATCGTAACCCTTAACCTCTTCGCAGTTTTCTGCCGCCAGCAGCAAGTTCTGGACGTAGCTGTTGTCAGTGTCCATCTCCAGCGCGCTGATAGCTTCGTACTCTTCCCGGGTTACGTGGTGGCGCAGTAGTTCGTCGGCGGTGAACTGGGCGAGTAGCTGCTTGCGGAAGGGCATACGAACGACTGGATAACGTGTGGTTTCGTCATCATTCTCGTCAATCTGAATACCGGTTTCAGGTTCTGGATCCTGACTGGTTGTAACGTCGGCGTCGCTGGTGATTTCTGATTTGAGAAGATTAAGCTTTCCGCTTCTCCACTCTTCAACTAACTGATTGCGGTCGTCGGCATCTGCTCTCGTCCAGTCAGCCATGAATGCAGCGATAACTTCAGTTTCGTGCGCTTCATCTGGCGCGAACACCTGCTTAATCGCCTGGACCAGTTTCCACTCAGCGTTCAGGCTGAGTTCGGCAACTTCAGGGATGTCGTTCTTCGCCAGCAGCAGGTTCTGGAGATAGGTGTTGCCTTCATCCAGTGACATTTCGCTGGCAGCCAGTTGCTGCTCTTTAGATATGTGTGACTGGTATTTGTCGCTGGTCAGGTGGATGGCAAAACGGACCGCTGGAGTGCGGTTTTCAAGCGGGACACTCTCGACGGTAGTTTCGACTTTAACGATCGGTTCCGGTGTGGCAGTGTTGTCCGCGGCTCCAGTTGACTCAGCACTAGCCTTTGGCAGCCAGGTGCGTCCATCGTCCTGTAGTTCGTAGCGTTTGCACCAGGTGTAATCCACGGTGCTTTCTTCCGGCAAGTCGTTGTAAACAGGGAAATCGGTGCGAACCGGTTTGGTATAATCCTTACCGCGGCCGGTTTCAATACCGGCATCTTCCAGCTCAACATCGAGCTGCAGGTTGGCACGGGCTTCTGATTTAGCAGTGAACCAAATCACCGCGTCGTCTTTGCCAGATTTCTGCGTAGCCTTAACTACATAGAAAAATTCCATGTGAGATCCTCTTTTTTGGATGTAAGATCCCCGGGCCAGAGATAGCGCCCATTGGGTGAACTTTGGTTTTTTAAGTAGTTTTCCGGTGTAACTTTGGTCGGGAGCACCGGACGTACGGGCCGCCTTGCGCGGCTTTTACGTTAGCTTTCGTGGGCCATCTGGTCGTACGAAGCACAACGTTCAGAGCAGTATTCTTTTTCTTTGCGCGCCAGCTGTGCGCCGTTGCGATAGAGAAGGGTACTTTTGACTACTTCCTCCGGTTTAACCGGCTTGTCGCAGTAACCGCATTTCTTAGAGTTACACATCTGGATTCCCCTTTTGCGCCAGCAGGTAACAGAGCCGACGAAGAATCACTTCGAAGAAATTCAGTTTTACGGCCTGCTGCCGTCCTGGTTTGCGTGCGTAATCAATCATATTGATCTCCTTGTTATGCCTGTCTTTTTGCCACTTCAGGCTCGGTGGTATACTGGAGTTCTCACACAACCAGTAAGGGTAATAATTATGTCAGACAACCTATTTAATTCAGGGCGAACGGTTGATTCCGTCGCATACGATCTCGCGCTAGCTCTCGCCTCAAAGGACCCGTCAATCAACACACCGGATGCTTTACTCGAAAAAGTCGAATCTCTCTTGCCAGAATGCGTGGCTATAGTGAGTCTCAGAAAACCTAAATACGCATACGGGATTGATATCGGCACTACGTATTAATCATTACCAAGAGCTGCCCGTGCAGAATCGAGGGCGGCTTTGGCCATTTTCATATAGAGGTAATGATCGTCTTCGCGAAGACTACCCATAGTGTCTTGCACTGCGTTCAATGCAGCATCAGCAGCCTTCATTATCAGATTGTTACTTGTCAGAATCGGTTTGACCTTAATCGCGTTTGACTCTTTATCGCTCACCTTAACCTCTCCTCTTAGTTGCCTTCTCGCCGGCTAGCGGAACGTTTACACCTGATGCGCGTTAATTTCTCCACCTCATCCGACTATTCGTATGCCGTCGGCGGCTACTTCGTGGGCGTCCTGCCTTGGTGGTTCGTAGTGCGTCCTGGTGATAGTTATTAAATCACTGGTTTATATGTATGTCAATTATGAGTTGATGTTGATTGTAAATCGATAGTTTATATGGCTGGGTTTTGTGAGGTTATTGCTGGAATGCAGACAAAAAAATCCCTGCTAAAATGCCGGGATCGGAGTGAAGAGCAGGCATAAAGCATGTACCACAGTCTGTGCTGATCTTTTTGAGGGCACAATGGAGCAGAACGATGAATAACAATGACTAGCAAACTGGGTTGAATGGATTGGTGATCGGCGTGGTGGTGATTAGCCTGGTATCAGCACCAAAACCTATCAACCGGGCGGGCATTATCGATGAACAGGCGAGGTTAGGGAGGCAGAAGTAGGATGGCGTACAGGAAGAGGTGTTTGAGAAGGCGGCGGAGCTGGTGAGTAAAGGGGTATAAAAAACCGGCTCGGTGGCCGGGTCATTTCAGTTTATCAAGAAAGGATTCTCTTTCTTTCTTATTCGAGTCTCTTCTATTAAGAATTGCCTTGAAACTCTGAAGCTCAATCATAATTTTATGAACAAAAATACTCGTATAGAACGAGACGAAGAGTAAGCCCCCTGATACCTTAAGCACCTGGTATAATAACTCTTGATTTCCTGCGCTAACCATCAGGCCTAACACCACAAATAGTGTCGAGAAAACATAGAATGCCAAAAGGAAGACCATTAGTCGCCTTTTGGATTTAACCAGAGGTGAAAGCCTTCGCAGCTCCGAGGGGGTTAACGAAGAGTGATCATTAACTTCGTTTGTTTTAAAGATTGCCTGTATGCAATACGATAAGGGCAACTGCATCAAACCCACTACAGCCCATGGTGCCGCAATAATAACACCTTCAGCAATAAAGCTGAGTGACTTTTTGATTATAAAATAGCCAATAAAAAAGGAAGCAAACACAAGAACAAGGTGGATGGTTTTAGATTTCATTATTATCCTCCTTATTCATCTTTTTACTTTATATTAAGCTCTCCCACCTCAAGCTTGGAGAACAGCCATTTGTGCATCTTTAAGAATAAATCATTCTCATCGATAATGCCATTATTATATTCGACACTAATATTGCCTGAAAGTTTAATCTCTTTACCAGTAATTTCCCCGCCACCTTGAAGTTTTATGCTGTAATCATCCTCATCTACATGCCTTAGTGATGTAGCGATACTGTCAATAACAGCTTGACCGCCATCGTTAGTTTTTCTGAAATATGTAATTTCAAGACTTACTTGAAGATTTGCATCATCTAAGGAATCCTTCAAATTGATATCGTCCGCCCAGTTATCGCCCAAAAAGGCTTTAAGCAACGAACCGCCCTTACCAGAAGGTCTGTACTTGATCGTTTTAACCGAGCCTGTGGCTTTTGGTTTGTAAAATGCGTCATCTTTTTTTGCTTCAGAAGTTATCGGTAAGCCGCCGATTCTAATGCTTTTAGCAGGTGACTTTTCCATCTTTTGCATGGTTGCTTCTGATGGCTTATCTTGCAGGAGTAAGACAAAGTCATTTATATCAGTAAAGCTGTTTATAAGCCAGTTAAGATGAGACTCAAATTCTCGGGCGCGAAGGGACGTTGACTGAACAATTATCACATGGTTACCTAAAACGCCAAAATATAAAATAGAGTCGACAAACTCTCTTTTTTTATCTTGTGCATTATCCCCATCAATAATAATGTCATTCGAAGTTATTGAGTTTATGTCATAAAATCTAACATTGTCATTTATTTCTAATAGAGATTGACTTTTATCTTTCTCGAAAAGAACTAGCTGACCAAATAGAATTGTCTTATATGTGTTGCTTTTATTTAAGAATCTTATTCCAGAATTATCATCTGCGGGAGAGATTTTTTCTTGGCGAAGCATAACATTTTCAGCGGAACCACCATCTCCTATGATTTCAAGTAAAATACTTTGCAATGAGGATGCCCCGTTTGGGATGACTGCCTTTTTATAATGAACTATTTTCTGTCTGCTGTCTTTCATTACAATTACCCAGTTATATTTAACTTGACCTGAATAGGAACAATGATTATGAAATCTTTGAAGCTACCAACTATGCGCTGACCAGAAAACTTTAATCCTCTTGCGACCGAATCCGACCTTTCATGTACTTTTCATACAGCTCGTCTAATTCTTTAAGACGAATCGCAAATACGCGGAGCATGTTCTGTTGCTCTTCTACTGGCAGCTGGCGGTAAAGCTCCAGCAGACGTTGTTCGTCCGGCTTAAGCCCGTTTTTCTCGCCGACATCCTCACCGAGCAGCCAGGCGACAGAAATTCCAACAGCATCTGCTATGGCCAGTGCTGATTTCTTACTAATCACCCCCTTTTTGAACCAGCCGTTTACGGCCTGAGGGGTGACTCCAGCTATTCGTGCCATGTCTGCTTTGGTAACGCCGCGATCAGTGATCTCAGTAAGGCGTTCTACCAGAACGAGGTTGGGTTCTTCTTTTCTCATAGGGTCATTGTAAATATTTGGTTTACACACGCAATAAGCCAGGGGTTTGCAAGGTGCATAAATCTGTGGTTTACTTTCACTGTCAATAAGCAGGAGAAGCACATGTCCGCACTCAATAAAGCAATAAAAGCCGCTGGCTCTGCCAGAAAGCTCAGCCTAGCACTGGGTGTGACGAGTATGTCCGTTAGTCATTGGAAAAATCGTGACCATGGAATCGTCCCACCAAATTACATTTTTTCAATCTTCAACCTGACCGGCGTAACTCCGCACGAGCTGCGCCCAGATCTCTACCCAAACCCCACTGATGGTTTACCTAAAGAGGAGCCTTAATAATGCAGACTGTTTCTTATCAACAGAGTAGCAGAGCTTCTTCTAACCCACTGATATTCGCATGTCATCAAAGCGAATCGGCATATCAGGATATTGATCATCGCGATATTTGCTCAGCGGTCCGAGCTTGGGCGGCAGCAGAAGGGCGCGTAGCTGTTGCGCTTCAAATCCAAGAAGCGGCGGAAGAACTCCAACTTGATGGCGTTGATTTCTCAGGCCAAGCCGATGTCTGGAACGTGAAACTGTTTCGCTGGCTCGACAACAAAGAAGACTCCGCATCGTACCGAAAGAACATCGAACAACTTGTGCCCGCGATCATGTCTGTATTACCGCTTCGATACCGCGACCGCGTCGTAAAAAACGACTCGTTCGCGTATCGCATGGCCAGGTTGGAAAAAGAGGTGAGTGAGGCGAAGCAAGCTTTGATGCTCGATGCACCGAAGAAGGAAAAGCTGAAGGAGTTAGGCGAGGGGATTTTTGAGATGTTCAGAGTCGATCCGGACCTTACAGCGCCGCTACTGGCTATGGTGACAACCATGTTGGGGGCAATGTGAAGACTTCAGATAAGGCGAAAGCCGCGGTGCTCGAACACCAACGGCTTTCAGGTGCAAAAACGGAGTGTAATTGCGGAGCTAAGTATGTCAAACACAGCTGAAATTATCAATTTCCCCCACAGAACCGAACAACCGGGAGGTCGTATGGCCGACCTGTCGAACGGGTATACCAAGGTCGCTAACGAGATCCAACAGCTTAAGCCTCGTCTGAGAATGTCAGGCCGGGAATGGCAATGTTTTGAGGCGGTGATCTGGCTTACCTACGGCTGGAACAAGAAGCAGGACCGCGTTACGAACACGGTGATTGCTGAGCTTACAGGGCTGAGTGATTCCCATGTTTCTGATGCGCTCAAATCGCTCGCTGAACGCAAAATTATCTTCAGTCAAAAGCAGGGCGTAATGAAAACGGTCGGTATAAATACTGACCTTTCCGCCTGGATTTTAGACAAACCGAAAACGGGAAAAGTCTTCCCGAAATCGGGAAAAGTGTTACCGAAAACGGGAAAAACCTTCCCGGAAACGGTAGACACCCAAGACTATAACAAGAACAATATTAAAATATCCTCGTCTCGGAATTCTGACGAATTCCGAAACCAGAAAACTCAAAAGTTTCTCTCTCGCCATCCAGAAGCTGCCGCCGGGATATACACCCCGGCAGGTAAATCATGGGGGTCCGCTGATGACCTCAAGGCCGCACGCTGGATTTACGACAGGCTTCTCACCGTCAACGCATCGCTATCAGAGCCAAACTGGGCTGAATGGGCAAACACCATCAGGCTGATGCGTGTCCAGGACAAGCGTACTCACTACGAAATTTGTGACCTGTTCCAGTGGGCTAACCGGGATGAGTTCTGGAAAGACAACATCCTGAGCCCTTCAAGTCTGCGCAAGCAGTGGGATCAGCTCACCACCAAACGGCTGCGTGCAACCGGAACGGCAAAACCTTCCCGGGGCAGCATTGACCTGCATAACACCGACTGGATTGATGGGGTGCTGGAATGAAAAACCTAGCCGAGAGCATTCGCAATTTTGACCGGGAACAGGCCCGCCGCGTGGCACACAACATGCCAGAGCAGTACACCGAACGCGAACAAACGCAGCTGGTGGCGCAGATTATCAACGGTCTGTTCTTACAGCTGGCGGCCGCGTTTCCTGCAAGCCTGGTTAATCGCAGCCAGGAAGACGTGAACGAAATTCGCCGCCAGTGGGTGCTGGCGTTCAAAGAAAACGGGATCACCACTCTGGAGCAGGTTGAAGCCGGTATGCGTGTAGCTCGCAGCCAGGAGCACCCATTCCTGCCGTCACCAGGCCAGTTCATCAAGTGGTGCAGGGAAGGGCGATGTGCCCTGGGGATCACCACCGCTGACGTCATGGCTGAGTACTGGAAGTGGCGCAAGCTGGTGTTCCGGTACCCGAGCAGTGAGCAGTATCCGTGGCCGAAGCCAGTTTATTACCATATATGCCTCGAACTGCGGCGCCGGGGAACTGATGGGCAGTTGAGCCATAAAGAGCTCGAGCATGAGGCTGGCGAGATTCTGGGTATGTGGGAAAAGCGGGTGCTATCTGGGAAGCCGATTCCGCCTGTTCGCAGAGCGCTGGCCGCACCAGCAGATTCGAAAGGTCCTACTCCGGCAGAACTGTTAAAAGCAAAGTACGAACGAATTAAGGCAGCTGGGGGAATTATGAAGATGGTTTAGACTGCAAAGACAAACTAATGGTGTTGGTAGCAAAATAACTTACATAAAAGAGGATACTCGTCGTAGCGGGGCACCTCTTGTATCCTGGTACTAAGCCACTAGAAGTAACTCTTCCATTAGATAGAAAAGAATATATTTATCCTAAGAATATGTAGTAATATTTTAACTGATATAATAACTAAGTCGTCAATGTCAACGGATTCAGATAGCTATGAGCGAGGAGACTATTCTAGTAATATTTATTCGCAAGTTTCATGATTAAAAAATAGTTAAACGTAATTTTCAATAAGATCAATGGACACTAATCACATTCGAGAAATTGTCTTCTGGATTCTTGCTCCTCCAGATATTCAAAAGATAAAAGGCGAATTTCATGATGATTGTAAAACCATTGGCTTGCGGTACGTCGAACAGTATGGCCAACATCAAAGCAGGCCCCGGACGCTGCCCGAATGATAGCATACTTCCCATTTTTGAAATGAATCAAATGGATACAGAAAAACTGATTTTTCTGACCAGCTAGACGGCTAGCTATTATATCGCCTTCAATAACAACATCTTTTTTAATTTTCATAATCTAGACCTTCATTTGATTGTATAACTAAACGTATTGACTTCTCCTTCTCCGCTCGGCTTAGCTTTTAAGATGATTATCCGCCAATGCACCAACACTCAGACGGGCGAAACAACAATTTACATGCAGGACATTCTAGGACTGAATCCTTGCGCAATTTACCCGCTTTCTGAGCAGCCCTGTGGTCACATAGCGGGCAAGCGACAAGTACAGGCCTTTCTTTGAAATGTCTGAGTCCTGTTGTATAAGACATAAATAATACCCTCAAAAGTGTAATATTCATTATACCCCTTAATGCAATTATGTTTTGGCTAAGTTATGTGTAATTATTACACAACGTATGCTTAAGAGAATTAATATGAGTGTTGGATTTATGATAAAATGCCCTTCCAGGAGATATTTGTAATGAAATCAGAAGACACACTTGACTGGTACCCTGCGCAGCTACCTCTTGTAAAAATTATCCTAGGTGAAGCTGTGCTCGCAGTTGGCAAACAGGGAAGGCCAATCAACACTCGAACCTTACTTGAGTATCTTCAAGTTATGCAGGTTAAGCAAAAAAAACGGGATGATAAAGTTGCCATGCAGACCGCGATTGAAGTTCTTAGGGACAATCAACGCATTAACGGCAGGCGTTAATGCGTTTTTTAGAGATTGTCAGTTTTGAAGGATCTCAACCTTATGTCTTTGCCCGTCATTTTTTAAAAATATTCTGTCATCTAGTAGTACGATACCGTCAAGTGTAACCTGATACTCCCCATCGCCACGTGTAATATTAATCTCGTAATGACTTTCGTCATGTTGATATGTCAGAGAAAAAGACTCCCACTCTGCTGGCAACAGGGGATGGACTGTCAAGACATTACCGGAGCGTTTTATACCCATTAATTCTTCTGTAATAAGACGGTAGGCCCAACCCGCGGATCCGGTATACCAACTCCAACCTGCACGTCCAGTATGTGGCGCGACACTGTAGACATCTGCACTCATGACATAAGGTTCTGCTTTGTAAATCCCTACTTCTTGGTCAGTTGACGAGTGGTTTATTGGGTTGATTAATGACCAGAGATACCACGCACGATCTGCATTCCCCATGCGGGCAAATGCCATTACGGCCCAGATAGCACCATGAGTATATTGTCCGCCATTTTCACGTACACCTGGCACATAACCCTGTATGTAGCCGGGATTTGGTCCATGACCATCGAATGGAGGCGAAAGTAGCTTTATCAGCCTGGCTTCGGCATCTACCAGGTGCTTGTCCAGAGCATGCATAGCTTTGCCGGCGCGTTCATCGTCAGTCGCGCCGGATAAAACGGACCAGCTTTGAGCTATAGCATCAATTCGACATTCCTGAGAACCTGTGGATCCCAAAGGTGTTCCATCATCAAAATAACCTCGCCGGAACCATTCGCCGTCCCAAGCTGCAGCGTGCAGATTTTTTTGCAAGCGCACCGCCTCAGTGCGGCATAGTGACGCTATATGCTCATCTTGTCGCCGATCAGCGAGCGTCGCAAAACGCTGTAAAATGTCGAACATGAAGAACCCGAGCCAGACGCTCTCACCTTTTCCTTCGATGCCGACCCGGTTCATCCCATCGTTCCAGTCGCCAGCGCCCATTAGCGGCAGACCATGCTGTCCAAATCGTAGCCCATGTTTAATGGCTTTAACGCAGTGTAACCAAAGCGTCTCTTCGGTATGGCTGATTAGCGGCGTATCGTAAACGGATTCTTCTCCAGGCTGAAGCTGACGTCCTTCTAGATAAGGAATCATCTGCTCTAGTATCCCGATATCCCCAGAAGCGTCGACGTAGTGACAGACGGCGAGCGGGAGCCAGAGAAAATCATCTGAACATCGCGTGCGTACGCCGTTACCGTGAGGTGGATGCCACCAGTGCTGCACATCGCCTTCAAAAAACTGCCTTGACGCGCACAGTAGTATTTGTTCGCGCAGGCGTTCCGGTGCAGAGTGGGTCAGTGCCAATGTATCCTGGAGTTGATCGCGAAAACCAAATGCGCCACCCGATTGATAATAACCGCTGCGCGCCATGAGGCGACAGGCCATTGTCTGATATAGCAGCCAACCGTTAACTAACTTATCAACTGTATGGTCTGGTGTATTGACCACTATCTTATCCAGCATGCGGTGCCAGTGACGATGTACATTGTTCAACTCCTGTCGAACGATATTTTCATCAAAATAATGATCGAGTATTGTCTGAACCCGGGCGGAGTTTTCCTCGCTGCCAAGTACAAAAATGAAGGTCTTCTGATCACCGTCAATTAAGGTGGTAACAGACTGAACTGCACCGCATGGATCCAAACCAGCGCCGGTATTTCCCGACAAACTGCGTAGCTTCATTGCAGCCGGTTTTTGCAAAGAGCCATTGCGGCCAATAAACTCTCGGCGATCACCTGTCAACGAACAATGAGGATCGTTGACAGCGAAAAATGCAATGCGTCCTTCGCCGTTAGATCCGTAAAAATTATTTGCTGTAACTCCACTTCCACTCGGCACGACCACCGTATGAGTAAAGATATGTGGAGCAGAACGCGAGCGTGATTCCCCAAGTGTCCACTCTACGTATCCTGTGACCGATAAATTGCGCGTGCGGCCCGAATTGTTACTAAGTGTCAAGATTGCCAACTTAACAGGATCGTGTTCGGCAACCATTATTGTCAACTCGCTATCTATACCACTATCGCGATGCGCGAAGACGCTGTAGCCAAAACCATGTCGGGTTAAGTAATCCCCGCGGCCACGCACAGGTAATGTCGTGGGTGACCATACCGTTCCGTTCTCTTCATCACGTATATAAAAAGCCTCACCGCTACGGTCGCTTACTGGATCGTTTTCCCATGGGGTTAAACGATATTCATGAGCGTTCTCGTACCAACTGTAAGCCTGTCCGGCTTCTGAAATGACGCTACCAAAACAGGAGTTAGCGAGCACATTTGACCAAGGGGCTGGCGTTGGAACATTTTCCTTCAGGATAATCTGATACTCCCGTCCATCCTCAGAAAACCCTCCATACCCGTTGAAGTTGAACAGATGTTCTGTCTGCGGCGTCCAGTCTTCGTGTCGATTGCTTCCCACAGTGACAAAAGGTACAAATGGCCTGTGCGGTTTAATTGACGAGTGGAGCCGCTGATTGAGCTGCTCGTTTAGTCCGCCCGCGCGATCGTCAAGATACATACATGCAACGCTCATCAATAGTTGTTTATCTTCGGAAGACAAATGCTCTCCGTTACGGACAAAAATGCCGCCAGGTTTATCCAGCAGGCTGGCTTCTGAACCGGCATAGATTAAATCCATAATCAGCGTTTGTAGGGCCTGCTGATAGCCACCGGCGCTGTTATTGAGGATAACAAGATCTACTTCAAGCCCTTTTAACCGCCAGTAACGATGAGCCTGAATCAGTGTGGTGATAGAGGTCATACTCTCATCGCTGGTCACGCTATGCAGTACAATCGGTAGATCACCTGAAATTCCCCAGCCCCACAGTCCGGACTGACCGCGGCGGTTACGGCTTATGACCTGAACGTCGGCGCGTAGTTCGTGACAGGGATAGAGCACAGCGCTAGCGAGTCGGTTAAACAGCGTTGCGTCATCTTCGCTGGCATTTATCTGCCTTAGCACTACTAGACTGTGCGACCAGGCAAGCTCAAAAACACGCTCCGCGATTGGGTAATCACGGTATTTTTCCAGTAATGCCTGGCTTTGTTGACGGCTCTCACTGATGCCATAAACGATATCAATCGTTATCGGAATACCAGGCATGAGTCTCACAACTTGTCGTATCGCCAAGACAGGATCCAGCACGGCACCAGAAGTATTACTGAGCGGCCCGTTAGCATAGATAGCTGCGGCATCAGCCGGACTTCTGCCCCTTCCAATAAACTTAGCTCGGTCTGTTTCAAACGAGGCTTCATTATAATCATTGCTATGTACCACCATCATGTGAAACAGAAATGGGCTCGGTTCATCTGGAGAACGCGGTCGTCGATGGCAAAGAATAGCGTCCCGGCTGGGATCAATCTCAGTTTCGATGAACAAATTACTGAATGCTGGATGCGCTAGATCACTGGTTTCTGGAGCAATCACCACTTCCGCATACGTTGTTAGTTCAAGCGATCGCGGTAGACGGCCATGGTGAACTAGGGTGACACGGCGCAGCTCTATATCATCCTCCGGGGAAACCACAACCTGTGTCCTGACGCTAAGGTTTCCTAGGGTACGCCTGAATTCTGCGCCTGCGTCGGTGAAGATTATCTCATCGGTGCTGTTCGCATTTCCGCCCATGGGCTGCCAAGTATTGCTCCATACCTCATTCGTAAGCGGATCACGGATATAACAGAACGATCCCCAGTTATCACGGGTTGTATCGCAGCGCCAGCGGGTTACTGAAATCGAATTCCAGCGGCTGTATCCTCCACCACCTGGTGTCAACATCAAGTGGTAATGCCCATTTGAGAGCAACTGTATTTCCGGAGTAGGGCTGTCTACATGACTAAAAACTCTCGGTTCATATCGTACCGGTTTAACCCTTCCTTCATGGGATTCAAAATGACGGCGAGGGCTGTAAAGATCGACTTCATCCGGGACGCGTTCCTGCAAAAGAAGATTCGCCGACATAAAAGTGGGGCTTGCCATAAATCGCTCGATCATGGGGGCATCAAGCAGGATATGCGCTAGCGCCTGGAATCCCATCCCTTGATGGTGTGCCATCCAGGACTGTACAACCGCGTACAGTTGCCCGGTAGCAAGCCGTGATGGCGTGTAGTCCAGCGCTTCATAAAATCCGTATTCGCCATGTGCACCGCTCTGCTCCAGTCTAAGCAAGTTTTCGCAGGCCTTCTGGGGGGAAACGAGCAGAGCCAGTAGTGTTGCATAAGGCGCGACAACCACATCGTCCGCAAGTCCTCGGCGAAGACCGAGTCCAGGTACACCAAATGCCTGATACTGATAATTACGCTGGACATCAAATGCATGATAGCCGGACTCAGAAACGCCCCATGGTACGCCACGTTCCTTGCCCCAGTTAATCTGGCGCGTCACCGCTGATTTACCCATTTCATCAAGCAAACTGCCGCGCCAGTTTGGCATCACAAGATTCGGCATCAGGTATTCAAACATCGAACCGCTCCATGACATCAACGCGGTTTCATTGTCGATATTGGTGAACAACCTTCCCAACGCATACCAGCTTTTCATCGGAAGCTGATTTGTCGCGATAGCGAGAAAACTTGTCAGCCTGATTTCAGAGGGCAGAAGGTCATAGTGGCTTTTATCGGCGGTATTTGTGTCGCAGTTATATCCGACGCTGAGTAGGTTGGTAGCTTCGCTGTAGAGAAAGGCAAAATCCATTCGCGCATGGTCATTTAACCTCTTTTCAAGTTCGCTGATAATATCCAGCCGCAAACGGGCGTGAGTGATAACTGATGCAGGAGGAGTTCCTTCCCCGGTGTCGGTACTCTGCGCCAACCAGCTTAGTGTTGGCAGTGTCTCGCTTTTGTATGTAGGGGGTAACCACGCGAGCAGATATGACCATTCGTGGCATATTTCAATCAACTGATGCTCCAGATGCTCGGCCCAGCGCACCACAATATCGCCTTCATGCTGACTTGCAGCGGTGAGATGTTTGCACTGAGTACGCATCTTTTTAAGTTCGCTGTAAATAGCTCCCAGAGGAAGTTCCGCTGAGCTGAAACACTGCTTTTGAAGCTCTTTAAGCGTATCCGGTGCCCCTGGCCCCCAGTGTTTTTCAAGAAGTAATAATGTATCGTTTAACCCTGCAAATATTCTTTCGCCATTCAAAATGGGCTGGTTTTGCATGGCTAATAACCCTTCTCGCAGAGTCAATAAATGTCCGGCCATATTACCGCTATCCACGCTTGATACGTAACGCGGACTGAGCGGTGCAAGCGTTCGAGTGTCATACCAGTTATATAAATGACCACGAAAATGTTCCATATTATCAAGAGAGTCGAGCGTGAGCGTTATACGCTGTAAGACGCTACCGCCTGGCAAATAGCCAAAATCCCAAGCAGTAAGGTTAGCCAGTAGTGATAATCCAATGTTGGTTGGGGATGTACGGTGCGCGATCGTCGGCTGCGGTATTTCCTGATAATTATCAGGGGGGAGCCAATTTTCTTTCGCTGTGGCGAAGGTCTCAAAAAAAGACCATATTTCTCGGCTTGTCTGTCTCAACAGAAGTTTCTGTTTCTGATCTGGCAGAAAGGGCTTACGCGCGGGTTGGCGGCTCAGCCAAGCCATAATAATGGGAGCTATGCACCACCCGACGCTAATGGGCAATGCGATGAACATCATCAGCGGATCAAACACCAATTCTAGTGATGTGAGACTCAGACCGCAGGCAACATTCAGCCACATTGCCCGATAAAAACCTAAAACAGAAATACTGGAATGGTAGTTATCTGGGTTATAGCTTACCCATTGGTTGAGATTACGCTGGCTTACACCAAGTCGCCAAAGCGTAACTCCAATAGCGTATAATGAGTAACCGGCCTCGTGGGGTAGTATCATAAACGTGAGACCGATACGTGAAATGCGCTTCAAGGCTCCAGTTGAGACCAGTTGCAGATGTTGTTTAAGGGGACGGCGGTGCGGTTTATGAACGAGATCCCATGATATGCTAAGCGCCGCAGGAAGAAACCATATTAGCGTAAGCACGCTAAACCAGTATAAAGGGTTGGGGAGCCAGAGCAGCGCGCTAAATACAAGCAGCATGAGCGACGGCGCTACCAGGCTGCGTCGGAGATTATCCAATAATTTCCAGCGAGAAAGAATGGACAATGGATTTTTTTCTCTGCTTCCGTCAGCTTTTCTGACCCGAACCCTTAACCAATTGAGAAGTTGCCAATCTCCGCGGATCCAGCGCGTACGACGTGCGACGTCTGAGAGATAATTAGTTGGATATTGTTCGTAAAGTAAAACGTCGCTCAGCAGTCCAGAGCGGGCGTAACATCCTTCCAGCAGGTCGTGACTGAGTACGAGATTTTCCGGACAGACGTTGGCAGTGGACTGGACAAAAATATCTACATCATAGATACCCTTGCCTACGAACGATCCCTCGCCGAAAAGATCCTGATATATATCCGAAGACATCATCGAATAGGGATTATTACCCGGGACGCTGCTGCGCATGGCGGCGTAGCGCCCCTGACCGTAAAGAGGCATTTCCTCTGCCAAGCCTGGCTGTAAAATTCCATACCCTTTAACGACTCGTTGGAACGTTGGATCATATTCTGGTTTGTTTAACGGATGCGCCATTGTGGCCACCAGTTTATGAGCGGTATCGCGAGGCAGGAGCGTATCACTGTCAAGAGTGATGACGTAATTAATCCTTCCGGGCAAAGCCTGCGAGGAAAGGTCTGCAACGCTCGAAAACTGAGTTCCCGGTTGGCGTAACCAGCTGTTAAGAAGAGCTAGTTTGCCCCGCTTGCGTTCATATCCCATCCAGACTCTCTGCGAATCGTTCCACTCCGGCTGGCGGTGCAGTAGATAAAATCGAGATCGGCCGCCAGGGTTTCGCCGATTAAGTCTCTGCGTCTCAGCAATCGCTTGTCTTAAAAGGACAGTGTTTTCCTCGGTATCCTCAGTTGATGAATCCGCAAAATCGGTAAGAAGTGCAAAGCAGAGATTTTCATCCTGATTGCCAAGGCTGCAGACTTCGAGGCGAGAGAGAAGTTTGCTGAGGTTTTCATAGCTTGTCAGCATGCAAGGGATTGCAACCATTGTGGCATATTCAACTGGTATCCCACTTGAAAAGTCCATCCGTGGCAAAGGTCTGGGAGTACGGAAGCGTGTCGTTGCTTCGCTAAGCATATCGCTGGCGAGTTGACTAATGGCAACAATAAGGGGGAGGGCTAGGGGGATGAGTAGCCAGAATATACCCTGTACTGCAGTTTCATATAATATGGTAGCCGTAGCGGCCGTGGTCAAAAGACTCAGGCTACCAAGCCATGACAGAAGGGGCGATTTGTTCATACTCTGCCGCAGCCGTTTCAATAGAGACCTTTCAACTGACAACAGTTTTTCGAGTTGTGGCCTTCCACCTCCAAGCAGAAAATAACCGATATGTCGGTGCTCAGGATCTAGACTCGGTTCGCAAGACATTGCCATCACGCGGTTTGCAACTTCCGGTTCACTCAATTTCGCATCTCTGGCAAGTGTTTCAATCACATGGCGATAATGATCTCTGGTGTCGAAGTGCATGTGAGGATATATACCAGTTGGGTCAAGGCGTAGCGTTTGCTCGACTACGCTGATGTTCTCTGCAAAATCAGACCAGTTCGTTTCACTCAGCAGACGTAAACTCGAAATACTGTTACTGACGGAGAGCTGGCTGGCGGCAAGCTGCTGGTTGAAGCGATGAATCAGAACCTCAGTTGTAACACCCTGCTCTGCAAGACGTTGTTCAATCCAATTCAGAGGGAGTACAAGAGCATTGCCATGTCCCTGCAGACGTCGAACCATTTCAGCGACAAAGGCACTGCTCAGCGGAGGGTGAGTACGCGCCATATCGGCAACAATCATAATTAGGTCGGCGGGAGCATTCTCTGCACAATCAAAAATCCGCGTTATCCACATATCTG